ACGTCGCTACCTACGTCTCGCGCATCGCGGCGCCGCCCCGTCCAAGGATCGAAAAGCCATGCCGTTCCTCCGTGCCATTCGCGCCATTGCGCCGCATGGCTCGGGTACGGCCTTTCTTCGCCGGTCGCAGGGTCAAACTTCATCAGTATGTTTTGCATTTCCAATTCTCCAATCGGTCGCCAAAACGCCCAACTAGTCATTCCAGCGGACGCGTATCGGCGCCGCTGAATTCAGTCGTTAGGCGTCTGCGTGTTCCACAGCCGCTTCATCTCCGCATTCAGCGCGCGGTCGGCGCGGCAGTCCTCGCTTGTGCGCCCTGTGCAGTCCGCCGCCGGCCCCTTGTGGAAGCAGTCCCAGCAGGCGTAGTAGGCCTGGCCTTGCAGGGGCGTGGCGCCGGCCTTCGTGGCTCGCGCCCACTTGCCCACAAGCTGCGGCGTCGTCTCGTCTCCGGTCGTCTCCATCGCAATCGGAATTTGAGGCTTCATGTTGTAGCTGCCGCACTTCGGGCACGGCGCCATTGGCTGTCCGTACACCCACTCCGCGCGCTTCGCTGGGTCTTTCAAGTTCAGCATTCCTCGGTCCTTTCGCTTCGGAGAAAGACGCCCAACCCCTCTCTCAAGCCGACCCGCCGTTGGCGGGCGGCTTAGCTCGAACGTTGGGCGGCCTGCTGTCTGCCAAGGCCGCGTACTCCGCCTCCTTGGCCGTCGAGTAGAAGCCATGCCCGCTGACCTCTTCGTAGAGCTGGCGCATCATCGTCAGCGTGGCCTCTACGCGCTGCTTGTGGCTTGGCTGGCCGGGGCGCCGAAACCACTCGCTGTCGTAGTAGCCAGGCACGCCGAGGCCGTGATCGAAGCGGATCGCCATGCTCATCAGCAGTCCGAGCGGAGGCTCCTTCGGCATGTCAGGCCACGGCGCTTTGTCGCGGTGGTCGATGTGCAGGCATCGCGTGCACATGGGCTTGCCATGGCACTCCGTCAGCCCGCAGGCGCTGGCGCGCTCCGGCTCCAGCCGCCCAACAGGTCGCTCCAGCCGACCTGCGTCGGCGTGGGGGCTCTTGCTCGCTTCGTCAGTCATGCATCACGCCTCCTGGTCGGCTGAGCTTCAGCGTTATGCGTCAGAACATCCACGCCATTGCCGCATCGAACGTATCCCACAGCTCAATCAGCCGGTCTTCACCTTCGGTCAGGCAAAACGGGCACGGCTTCAGCGGTTTCATTCGTCGTCGCTCCAGTAGCTCAGATTTTCCGCAACCGCGTCTTCAGGCGTGGTCGTGAGCCATTCCGGGTAGCCGTCCCCGTCTTCCTCGGGCCACACCTCGATCTCTCCTTCCGCAACCAGCGTGCTGCAGCCAGTGAGGCGCGTCATCTCGTCCAAGAACCGGCGCCGCCACTCGGCGCGCGGGATGCCGTGCTCAGGCAGCGTCAGCATTTGCCGCATCTCGTCCCACTTTGCTTGCATGCTCCGTCCTTCTCGCTTCGGATACAGCCGCCCAACCCCGCCACTCAACCGGAGTGCCAGCGGCCGGCAACTCATCAGCGTTTCTTACAGTTTGGCTCATGGCCGTTGGTCCCCGGTTACCTCCGGCGTTAGGCATCCTTCGGCGAGAAGACGCACTTCCACGCCGAAACATCGTGATCTACCCACCACGCCTCACCGAATGCGTTGTGGTGGTCCGGCAGCTTGTGGCAGTCCTCGCCCTGCACGGCGAGTACCACGCTGCGGCCTGTCTTGCACGCCCATGCCATCGCAGCTTGCAGCGTCGTGAAGCCGCGCACCGGGGCAATGATTCGCCCGCTTGCGTGGTAGTGTTGCACCTTCTTCGGCGTGGTGGCGTGGTACAGGGTCATGCGGCGCGCTTCGGCGGGATGCCTAACACTTCGCTCAACCTGACCCGCCACAGCGGGCTGCGTCTGCTCATTCATCGTCGCTCCTATGCGCCGTGTCGGGCGCGGTTAACTCTGCGTTGTGCGTCATGCTGTCATCGAAGCCGTGCTCGACGGGCCGCCAGTCGCCGCCGTGGCGCTCCTACAGTCGCACCTGCACCCAAGCGGCATCCCGCCCGGCGCCCTGTGTGACCCACAACCGCTCGCCGCACGGGTGATCCAGGCTCTCGCGGTCGATCTTCCAGCGTGCGGCTGCAGTGGACCTGCCCGCGTGGCGGTCGCACGCCAGCAGCTCGAGCACAGCCGCGCGCACGGCCTTCAGGTCGTCGGGGTCGATGTCGTGGAGGATGGTCTTCCACGCCCCGGAGTTGTTCAGCTTGAGCTGGATCGACATGTCTCACTCCTTGATCTTGTGCTGCACCACGCGCACGATGCCGCGCGGCAGTTCGCGCGTGGTCTTCTCCTCATCGCCCGGCGCGCCGAGCAGGAATGCCGACGTGCCCTCGGTCGCGCGCACGTAGTCCAGCTCGACCTTGGCGGAGTTGACGATGACCTGGCTGAGGTCGCCGATGGTCTTGGCGCGGTCGATCTCGAGCGTGCCGTCGCGCACGCCGTCGATTGCCGCGAAGAGGCGGGCCCGAAGGCCCTCGATGGTGTTGTGGTCGGTCATGCTCCGCCTTTCTGGCGTTGGTTGATGGTGCGTGTCAGCACGCCGCGCAACTGGTGGACCTGCGCCAGCTCCTTCGGCAGCCGGTGCATGGTGTTGCGCGCCATGTTCTCGGCGCAGGTGATGAGCTCGACCGCGTCGAGCGTGATGAGTTCGGCGTCGAGCGTCTTGCGGCCTGGCCGGAAGACGACCAGGTGGCCCTTGGGCACCGGGCCGTGGGCCTGGACCCACATGTGCGTGTGGTACGGCCGCCAGCGCTTGTGCGGGCCGCCGGGGTCGTTGCTGTACTTGATTTCGAGGAGGCCGTGGGCGACGCGGAAGGAGCCCACCGGTACCCAGGTGTGTGGCCGGTTGCCGGGGCGGAACTGATGGGCCCTGCAGTGAGGATGGTGCCCGGTGCTGCCCTTCACGCCGGTGTTCCAGGGCTTGGTTCCGGGCTGCCAGCGATAGGCCACGCTGGCATGGTCCGGGCCGGTGCGGTCGCGGGCGATCTGGGCGATGGCGGCGCGGGACTTGCGCAGTCCCATGCGCCACGCCTTGCCGTGCACCTTGGCCACCGGCAGGCCGAGCTCGGCGGCGATGCGGTCCGCGGGGGTGTCGGTGTAGAGCTCGCGCAGGCGCTGCTCTTGGGCGGGGGTCCAGCGGTGGCGGGCGGTCACGGCAACCCCCTGCGCCTCATGGCTTCGAGCAGCAGATCCTGTACCTCGCGCTTGGTCTCGATGCGCGCCAGCACCAGCTCGTCGACGGTGTCGCGCGCGATGATGTTGTGCACGAACACCGGGCGGTTGTGCCCGGCCTGCAACTGCCGGGTGGGGCCGATGCGCTCGAGGATCTGCAGGCGCTCCTCCAGGTTCCACCAGTGGCCGAAGTACACCAGCGTGTTGCCGCCGTCTTGCAGGTTCAGCCCGTGGCCGGCGCTGGCTGGGTGGGCGAACAGGATCGGGATGCGGCCGGCGTTCCAGTCGCGGATCGTGCGCGGGTCCTGATCGAGGTGCCGCCCCGTGGGGAAGGTGCGCTGCAGCCGCACCAGGTCCGACTTGAAGTGGTAGGCCACCAGCACCGGGGCGCCGTTGGCCTCGCTGATGATGGACTCCAGGGCCATCAGCTTCTCGTCGTGCAGCTCGCGCCAATCGGCGTTACCCTCGCCGACGTAGGCCGCGCCGTTGGCGATCTGCAGGCACTTGAGCGTGCGCGCGGCCGCGCCGAAGGCCTCGACCGGGTGCGCCTCGATCTCGGTGAACATCTGGCGCTCCATCTCCCGGTAGTGTTTGCGCGCTTTGATGGGCAGCTCGATGAATACGTTGTTGACGATGGGCGCGCGCAGGTCGAACCATTCGGAGGCGTCGATGGTCAGGCACAGGTCACCCAACAGGTGTTGAATCTCACCCTGTGCGTGCGCCAGCGCCTTGACGCCGTAGCCGTCACGGCTGGCCTGGAACCAGCGCTGCGTGAAGGCGGTATATGTGCGACCCAACCGCTGGCCGGCGTCGAGGAACCAGGCCTGCCCCCACAGGTCGGCCAGGCCGTTCGGACTGGGGGTGCCGGTGAGCTGCACGAAGCGCTTGATGCGAGTGTGGGCCACCCGGCCCAGCGCCTGTGCTCGCCGTCCGCCCTGGCGCAACCGGAAACCCTTGAGCTTGGTCGACTCGTCGGCCACCACGGTGCGGTAGGGCCAGCGCTCGCCCCAGTGCCCGACCAGCCACTCCAGGTTCTCGTAGTTCGTGGTGTAGACCTGCGCGTCCAGCCGCAGCGCGGCCAGCCGCTGCGGCTCGCTGCCCACCACGGGCATGACGCTGACGCCCGACAGGTGCGACCACTTGGCCGCCTCGTCCGGCCAGGTGCTGCGCGCCACGCGCAGCGGCGCCAGCACCAGTGCGGGGGCGTCGTCGACCAGCGCCAGCGCGTCCAGCGCGTTGAGCGTGCTGGTGGTCTTGCCCAGGCCCATGCCGGCCCAGACCGCGCAGCGCGGCACGTCCAGGATGTGGTCGCGGATCAGGCGCTGGTAGGGGCGCGGGGTGAAGGGGCGGCGAGTCATCGCAGCAGCGCATCCACGCCCTCGAGCGAGTCGATCACCTCGACCCGCTGGCCCATGGCGCGCATGCGTCCGTGCTCGCGCACCTGGTAAGCCTTGGGCTTCTCGCCCGGGGCTTTGAGCTCGACCCAGATCACCATGCCGCGCGGGTTGCACCAGGCGCAGTCAAGGCCCGGCGAGAGCCGGCGCGCGGGCAGCATCACCAGCCGGTCGGGCGCGCCGCGGCGGCCGATCCAGCAGGCCTTGCGCACCTCGCCGCCCAGCGCCTTGACGCGCTGCACCAGGTGGCGCTCGATGTCGCGTTCCCTCACGACGACACAGCCTCGAAGGCGTCGGTCACATCGCAGCGGTGCTCGACGCCGGGCCGCAGACTGAACAGCACCCAGCGGCCGCCCTGCATGCGCCAGCGCACGTCGGTGCTGCCGCAGCGTTTGCACTTCGGCTCGGGTCTGCGCGAGTCGTCATCCGCGTCATCCGCGTCATAGCGGTCGAACACGTGGGGGTGTCGCATGCTCAGTCCTTGCGGTAGCGGTGGGCCTCGAACCCCGCCGCGGCCAGCGGCATGTCGAGCGCCCAGGGCGGGTTGGCGGCCAGCAGGCCGGCCAGGTGCTCGGCGCTGAACTCGTCGGAGTCCGGCGCCTCGGTGATCACCTCGTCGTGCACGGTCAGCACGATCTGGTATCCGGCCGCCTCGATCAGCGGCATGTTGTGCGCCATCACGTCGCGGGCGACTGCCTGGCAGGCGTTCTCGAACAGCTTGCCGCCGTAGGTGGCGATTCGCCCCCACTTGCGGCTGTACTGGTTGGCGCCCGCGTAGCTGAGCACGCCCTCCTGCACGCGCGGGCTGGGGTAGCACAGCACGCGGCCGCTGGGCAGCGCGATGCGCAGCCACTCGCCATCGCGCCGGAGCTTGAGCAGCCCAGCCCGCGCCGTCTGCCCCGGCCACTCGGTGGCCCGGACGGCGGCGCCGCCCAGCGTGGACCAGTAACCGGCGATGCGCGCGTGCGCGTCGCGCCAGCCGCGCTTGACGACGTCGCAGGCGACAAACGCAGCGCGGCTCAGGCCGAAGGTCGCCCGCTTGCTCTTGACCGTCCAGTCGTAAAACCCGCCGGCCTCGTCGACGGCCCAGCCCGGGGCCACCGGCAGCACCTTGCGCGCCAGGTCTTCCAGGTCGATGCCGTAGGCGGTGGCGAAGGTGACGAAGGCGCCGACACCGCCTTCGTAACCGCACGCCAGCTCCTGCACCTTGCCGACCTGGCGCTGGTCCTTCGTCACATCTTCCGGCGCGACGCCGAAGCTCTTGCCGTAGGCCAGCTTGTACAGGTCGGGGCCCTGGCCGGCGTCGAAGGCGCGGAAGGCGTCGAGCTTCCAGGCCTCGCCGGCCAGCCAGGCCTGGGTGCGCCCCTCGATGTTGGACAGGTCGGCCACCACCAGCTTGCGGCCGGGCGGGGCGATGATGGTGCTGCGCACGGCGCTGCTGGTCAGCCGCATCACGTCGGGCGCCACCAGGTCGGCGGCGCCGGCCTTCAGCGCATCGACGCCGGCCTCGATCTCGTCCTGCGGCAGCGACGGCCTGGGCAAATTTTGGGGCTGGAACAGCCGCCCCGCCCAGCGCCCGGTGCGGCTGGCGCCGTTGAACTGCAGCGTGCCGCGCAGTCGGCCGTCGGCGCTGGTGCCGCGCTGCAGGGCCTTGTACTTGCTGGTGCTGCTGGTGCTGGCCTGCAGCCGCACGGCCAGCAGCTCGCGCAGCGCGGCCGGCAGCCCCGGGTCGGAGATGCGGCGCTCCAGCGTGGCCATCTGCAGGTCGGGCAGGTCGACGCCGTGATCCTGCAGGATGTGCAGCAGCAGCGCGTCGCGCTGGGTGGTGCGCTCGACTTGGCCGGCCGTCAGCTCTCGGGTGCGCCGGGCCAGCTCGCACTGCTCGGCGTCCACGGCTGCGATGGCGCCGGCCACCAGCTTGGTGTCGATGGCCACGCCGCGGTCGTTGATGCGCTGGTCCAGCTGCCACAGCGCCAGCTCGGCGCCCTTGTAGTTCCATTGCGGCAAGCGCTTGTGCACCTCGCGCATGGCGTCGATGTCCAGCGCCGCGTACTCGACGAAGCGAGCCCACTCCGCAGGGTGCGTCAGCCGCGTGGCGCGACGCAGCTTGGACGTTGCCGGGCGCGGCTTGCAGAATAGCTGGATCAGCTGCCGCCCGGCCCGGTCCTTGGCCTTGTCGGTGGGCACCCGCAGCACGTCGCACAGTTCGCCCAGCGAGCCGGGCAGCCCGTGGCTGAGTGCCTGCACCAGGGTGTCGCGCCAGCGCTCCAGGGGCGGGCACAGCGCCGGCAGCGCGTGGCGCAGCACCGTGCGGTCAAAGTGGCTGTTGTGTGCCCAGGCCTCGACCGTCGCGTCGCCCAGCGCGGCGGCCAGCCGGTCGGGCATGGGCCCGCCGGCGGTGCAGTCCCACACCTGGGCCGGCTCGTCGTCGAGGCCCCAAGCGAAGAGCATCACCTCGGCCCCGGCCGCGTAAGCGTGCGTGCCGTGCGTGATGGGCACCTCGCTGTACGTTTCGAGGTCGAGCCAGAGGCGCATCGCAGCGGCGCTTTCGCTCAGGCCAGGTCGTCGGCCGTGGCGCCGGCGGACACGTCGTCGAAGTCGTCCTCGCTGGCGGCGCCACCCCCGGTGAAGCTGTCGCCATCGCGCGCGAACTGCACGCCCATCAGCGTGGCGTTGACGCGCTTGCCGTAGTTGTTGTCCTGCGCCCACAGGTCCAGCACCGCGTTGACGTAGCAGCCGGCGTAGGGCTTGCCGTCGGCGGCCACCAGGGGCGACTTGTCGGCATCCAGCACCGTCGGGCGCACCCTGTTGCGCGCGCTGACGAACAGCATGCCTGGGAAGCCTTCGTAGGTGGCCTTGAGGTCGCCGTCGTGCAGGCACACCTTGTCGGCCTTGCGCGCCTGCACCAGCATGGCCGGCGCCTTGGCGCCCCACTTCTCGGTAGCCGTCTGGTCGATGGCGGTGTGGATGGCCTTCACCTGCGGGTCGGCAGGGTCGAGGAGGAAGCAGGCGCTGAAGGCGGGGTCGCCCTCGCCGTTGACGGTCTTGGCCTCGAACAGCGCGGGGAAGGCGAGGCGGACGTTGCGGAGCTTGAGTTGCATGGTCAGGGGGCCTTTCAGGCGAGGGTGGTCACGTCGTTGAAGGCATCGGCCACCGCGGACATGACCAGCGCGGGGCGTTTGTCGGACTCGGGCGCCACGCTGGGCTTGCCTTCGGCCTGGGTGATAAGCGCGGCCACGCGCGGCCACTGGCGCGGGCCGATGACCTCGGCCTTGGCCAGCTTCTCGGCGCTGGTAGGGCTGATGACCGCGTAGTCGTACATCCGGTCGTGCGGAATGCGCATGGCCTTGAGCATCGCCTCGGCGTCGGCGTCGCTGGACCACTTGCGGTTGCCCTTCTTGCCCTGCACCAGCTTCCAGCCGGGCACGGGCTTGCCGGCCAGCAGCCGGGCTTCGGCCTCGGCGCGCACGGCCTTGCACCAGCCTTCGATCAGGTCGACCTTGCCCATGCAGTCGGCCAGCACCTGCTCGCCCTGGTCGGCGGGCACCGGCGTGGCGTCGAAGGCCTCGATCACCTCGTCGCGCAGCGCGGGGCACGTGGCCTTGGCGCGGCAGAAGCGGCACGCCTTCTCGCTGGGGTTGAGCCGCGGGTCGGGGTACTGGGTGAAGCCGGCAGCTTCGAGCACCCGCTCGCCGAAGTAGGCCAGGTCGTCGATGGACAGCGTTGCCTCGCTGACGGCGCCGAGCCGCGGCTGGTGGATCACCATGCGCACCTGGTCGAAGTCCTGCGCCAGGCCGAATTCGCGCAGCGCGGCCAGCGCGTAGATCTGCAGCTGCTCGTTGTCCTCGGCGTCGACAGCCACGCCGCGGCCGTACTTCAGGTCGATGACGATGATCTCGCGCTCGGCCAGGATCACCGCGTCGGCGGTGCCGTGCGCACCACTCTCGCCGGTGAGGCTGCTGATCGGCAGCCGCTGCTCGACCAGCAGCGCGCCGCCGGTGGCCTTGGACACGCCGCGCACGTAGTCCACGTAGTCGCGCACGGCCAGGCACATGTCCTGGTCGACCAGGAACGACGAGGCAGCGTTGCCTGCGGCCCAGCCCTCGGGCAACCACTCGGCGCCGTCGCGGCTGACGAGGATGGTGCGGCCCAGGTGAGAGAAGGGCTCGTCGCCCCTGCCCAGGCACTCGCTGGCCAGGAAGTGCGCTGCGGTGCCTTCGTCGGCGAACTTGCTGGACTCGTCGGGCAGGTCCGCGCAGGCCTGGACGGACCCGGGGCAGCGCATCCACCGATGCGCAGCGGACGGGGAGAGCTGCGCGTGGCTCACGCCGCCACCCCTTCGAGCGCTTGGGCCAGCGCGGCGAGGAAGGGGCCGAACTGCTCAGGCTTGAGGTCGGGGCCCTTGCGCGCGCCGAAGGCGGACAGGGTGTCGACGGTGCGCTCGCGGCTGACCCTGACCGCGTGGGTGATGGCCGCGGCCACCTGCGGGTAGGTCACCCGGTCAGCCGCAGCAGTCAAGGCCGGCGGTTGGGCCGCCACAGACGCGACACCGGGGTCGGAGGCGTCGGCCATCTTCTCGGGCGCAGCGGCCTGCGGGGCCGCCGCCGCCGTTGCAGTATGCCGGCCAGGGGCAGGGCTTGCCGCCTGGGTCGGGGCAGGCACGGGGGGCTTTGGGCCGGGCGCAGCGGCCACCTCGGGCTGCGCGCCGTCGTCGGCGTCGGGGGCCTTCAGGTCGGACTGCAGGGCCCGCATCACGGCGCTCAGCTGCGCCAGCGTGTGGATGGTCATCGTGAGGGGGAACATCGAAACTCCTTACAGGGTGGTGTTGGTGAGGTCGGTCAGGCGCTGGAACAGGTCGCCGGCTTCTTCGGCGATGCCGTACCACTTGTCTGCGCGCTCCAGCTTCTGGCGCAGGGTCTTGAGGTTGTTGGCGTTGAACTCCTCGAGCACGGCGAACAGCTCGCGCATCTCGTCGAGCGCGAAGTCGGACTTCCCGATGGCCTCGGTCACGGAGGCCAGGTCGTCGATTTGCTGCGCCAGCCGGCGCAGCAGTTCGCCCTCCAGCTCGGTGGAGGTGATCGGGTCGAACACGGTGTGCGCGTAGCGCAGCAGCTCGTCGTCGGTGAGGCAGCTGAGCGCGGTCATGCCAGCACCACCATAAGCAGCGCCAGCACCGCGGCCAAGGCGGCCACGAACAGCGCGGCGATGGCGCTGCCCTCAGGCACCGCATCGGCGTAGTCGGAGCCGATTTCGGTGCAGGCTTCCGCCGGCATCGCGGGGATCGTCGAGACGAATCCGCTGGCGTCCATGTCTGCGGTGTCGATGTAGGTCATGCCAGGCTCCAGTCGATCCAATGGACAAGCACAAGCGTCAGAGCGATGCCGATGGCCACCGCCAGCAGCCGCCCGGCCCACTTGTGGCCGCTGCGGTAAGCGCGCAGCGGGTCGAAGCCAGCCGGGTCCCATGGCTGCGACCAGGTGCGCCCGTGGATGGCGCGCCGGTGTTCGGGCAGGGTGTTCATGCGGGCTCCGCGGCTGCGGTGTTGGCCGCCCAGGGGTCGATGAAGGCGAGCGCGGCGGCGTAGTTCTTGCCGTGCACGTTGTCGCCATGGGTCTTGGCCACGTCCGCGGCGAACGCGTCGCGCGTGCCGAAGAAGCAGCCGGTGCGGATGCGCAGGCCGGCGTCGGTCCGGTAGGCGACGAGGTAGGCCGAACGCGAGCCGAGGGGCCCGATCTGCAGCACGGGGCTCGAACCGACAAGCCTGAAGCCGCCGTCCAGGTACGCGCCGTCCAGGTTCGCGCCGGCCAGGTTCGCGCAGGCCAGGTACGCGCCGGCCAGGTACGCGCCGGCCAGGTACGCGCCGGCCAGGTTCGCGCGGTCCAGGTTCGCGCCGTCCAGGTTCGCGCCGTCCAGGTTCGCGCCGGCCAGGTTCGCGCCGGCCAGGTACGCGCCGGCCAGGTACGCGCCGGCCAGGTACGCGCCGGCCAGGTACGCGCCGTCCAGGTACGCGCCGGCCAGGTACGCGCCGGCCAGGTTCGCGCCGGCCAGGTTCGCGCCGTTCAGGTTCGCGCCGGCCAGGTTCGCGCCGGCCTTGCAGGCCGCTTCGAGCGCCTCGCGCAGCGCCAGCCCATCGCGCTGACGCTTTTCGATGGTCTCGTGCTCGTACAGCACCGCGCCGCTGAAGCGGTCCGTGATCTGGATGATGTGCATCGCTTGTGTCCTGCTCCCCCGCCCGGGATGGGATTGTCTTGGGGGAGTGGGGTGATTACACGCTATGTTTAGTCGCTTGTCAAACGCTATGTGTAATCTCGTCCCCCGCACAAACCCTGGTCGGGCGGCCGCTGTGAACAGCGCCCCCACACTGGCTGCATTTGCAGCTACCGCGCCCGCACCGCGGGCAGCACACTGCGGCCCTCAGCTGGAGCCGGACATGGCACCGACCTTCACCGTCACCCTCGACATCCGCCAGCGCAGCGGCTACCTGTCTGCACGCTGCGCCTGCCGCTGCTGTCGCGGCAGGCGCCGCAACGCCGCCAGCACCACCGGCAGCGCCGCGGCCAGGTCGGGCGGCCCCAGGGCGTCGGCCCTGACGTTGTGGTGATGGAGCACGGGTCACGCTCCAGTCTCGGCGGCGGCCAGTCGCTTGGCCAGTCGCTTGGCATGGGCCTTGTTCGCCAGGTTGCGTGCCCGGGTGGCAGCCGCTTCGGCTTCGGTCGTCTGGCGCCGTGCGTCATCTATCTGCGCCTGCAGCCACTGGCGCACCTTGCCCGCCGGCCAGCGCGTGCAGCGCGTGCCGTCGCGCACCGGTTGCGGGAAGCGGCCTCCACGCACCATGTCGTGGATGTTGGTGACGCTGCGGCCGGTCAGCGCGGACACGGCGCGCACGGGCAGCAGTTGCAGGTCTGCCAGGTCGGCGGGCAGTGCCGCAGCAGCGCCAGCCGGCGCGGGCGGGCGCTTGCGGGTCAGGTCAATCGGTTGTGCGGTGTCGGTCAAGTCAGGCCCCAGCGGTTGCGATGGGGCATTGTCATGCACCCGCTACTGCGCGGGAAGCCTGTCTGCCAGCGCGTCACCGTGGTCGCGTCATGACGTCACCGTGGTCGCGTCATGACGTCACCGTGGTCGCGTCATGACGTCACCGTGGTCGCGTCAGCCGCTACTGCGCGGGAAGCCTGTCTGCCGGCAGCGCTTATCGTCTGCCGGCAGCGCTTATCGTCTGCCGGCAGCGCTTATCGTCTGCCGGCAGCGCTTATCGTCTGCCGGCAGACGCAAAGACCTACTTGCCAGCCAGCCAGCGGCGGACCGTCGTGCGCGATTCGCTCACAAGTCGCAAGGCGATGATCTGGTCGGCTGCCGCTTCCTTGGTCAGCCGGCCTTTGTCTCCGTTTGCCCGCCACCATTCCAGAACCAGGGTTTTCGCGTCGCGTGTGGGTGCGTGGCGGGCACTTGCGGCGATACGCGATCGACAGCCGATCACGCCCTCGGCCTTGATCGCGCCTGCGCCCGAAACCCCCCGCTTCTCCCAGTTTTTGACCGTCTGCGGACTCTCGTTGAGAAGCCGTGCGACGTTGGACTGTCCGGCGACCCCTCGTAGTTCATTGGCTGCCATGTACAGCCGTTCGGCGCTTGCGTGCATGCCGCCAAGCATGTCGACGAGTACACAAGGCGTGCCACACGTCGCGTTTGACAGATGCTTAAACATCGCGTGTAATCACGCGATGGAGCAACTTGACAGAGACCGAGCGCTCATCGCCGCGATGGGTGGTCCCGCGCGGGTTGCGGAGCTGCTCGGGTTGAAGAAGCACGGCACCCAACGAGTCCACAACTGGACATCTCGCGGCATCCCTGCGGCCGTCAAGCTGATGAGGCCTGACCTCTTCCTCATCCCCGACCCCACCAGGCCGCACCCCGAGGGCCGGCCGGCGATTGATGTGGCCGGGCCGGCGCAACAGGAGGCGCGTGATGCAGCTTGACCAACAACCGGCCATGTCGCGAGAGATCGCTCCCGCCATCCTCGAGGCGCTGGGCCTGAAGGGCCGCTTGGTGGTGTCTTTGCGGCTGGACCTGGTATCAGACGAGGTGGCGACCGTGACGGTCACCGAGCTGGTCACTCGCCAGCAAGGGCTGGCGACCGCCGAGTTGCTGAAGCGGTGCTGCCGTCTGGTGCCAATCGATGATGCCGTCCAGCAGGCGCAGATCAAACTCGACGGCACGGCGTTGGATCTGGATGCGTCAGCACCTGGTACGAGCCCGAGTCGAGAAGGTTGACCGGTATGCGCCCGAGCATCTCGACAAGCTGGCGCTGCTGCTGGCGCATGCGGGGCTCAAGGTGGTGCCGGTGGGGCGCGTGTGCGTGGACCAGCGCATGTACGAGGCGATGACGAACATCGCCTCGCGCGCCATGGCCGACACCGAGGTCGCTCAGCGGCTGGTTTGGGGCGACGAGTAGAGGCCGAGCACCGTGGCGACGAGCCCCCACTCCCCCACGCTGCGCCCGGCGTTCGTCGTCGGGGCGATCCCTGCGCTGCTCAAGAAGGAAGCGCGATGGGCGCCTTGGCGCGCCAAATGGAACGACAAGCGCGGCAAGTGGGACAAGGTGCCGTGCTCGCCGACGGCGCCGTTCTACGGCCTGAGCACGAACAAGCCCGAGCGCTGGGGGCCCTTCACCGCGGCGCTGCAGGCGCTGCAGGCACAGCCCGAGCGCTTCGCCGGCCTGGGCTACCTGATGACGCGGCTCCACGGGCTGGTGGGCATCGACCTGGACAGCTGCGTAGCCGACGGCGTGGTGGCGCCCTGGGCGATGGAGATCGTCGCCGCGCTGGGCAGCTACGCCGAGATCAGCCCGTCAGGGCGCGGCCTGCGCATCTTCGTGCGGGGCGAGACGCTGTCGGACTGGACCAACCACGAGGTAGGCATCGAGGTCTACTCGGGCCACGAGGCGCGCTTCCTGACCGTGACGGGGGACCACCTGCCGGGCACTCCGAGCGAGGTGCGCCAGGAGCCGCCCGGGGTGCTAGAGGGCTTGGCGCAGCGGTACGCCCGCGAGCGCAGCAGCGCCCCGGCGGGGGCCGCTAACGGCGTCATCACGCTGGAGTGGCCCGACCTGGTGGACGAGCTGGCGCTGCCGGACGCGCGCACCCTGGGGCTGCCTTACGCTGCGGTCGACTTCCTGACCGAGGGCGCGTGCCGCGGCGACCGCTCGCGCGAGCTGTTCGCCGCCGCGGTGGCGCTGCACCAGGCGGGTTTGGACGATGCGACGGTGTTCAGCGTGCTGGTGGCCAGCCCGCACGCGATGGAGGTGGCGCTGGACCACCGGCGGCAGGACACCGACCGCGCGCTGACGTACCTGTGGGTGGAGCACGTCCAGAAGGCCAAGGGCCGGGGGAGCAGCCGCGTGGCAAGTGCCGACGACTTCGAGGTGGTGGGCCCGGCACGCGGGGCGGCCGACACTGCTGCCGCCGCACCCAGGCCCGGGCGCTTTGCCGCGCTCACCCTGGGGGCGTTCATGGCCCGGCCGCCGGTGCGCTGGACGGTCAAGCGCGTGCTGCCGGAGCAGGGCGTGGGGATGATCTTCGGCCCGTCGACGGCGGGCAAGTCGTTTTTCGCGTTGGACCTGGTGCTGGCGGTGGCCAGGGGGGTTGAGTGGCGCGGGCGCAAGGTCAGGCAGGGCTCGGTGGTCTACGTCATCGCCGAGGGCGCAGGCGGGTTCCCGGGCCGGCTGCAGGCCTACGCCGAACACCACGGGGTCGATCTGGCTGGGGTGCCGATGCGGGTCATCCCGGCGGCGCCGAACCTGCTGGATAAGGCCGACGTCAAGGAGCTGGTGCAGGATCTGCGCGCCGCCGGGCCGCTGCGCCTCATCGTGGTGGACACGCTGGCGCAAGCCACCCCTGGGGCTGACGAGAACTCGGGTCAGGACATGGGCCGGGCGCTGGCGCACTGCCAGGTCATCGCCAAGGCGACGGGCGCGCTGGTGCTGCTGATCGGGCACCCGGGCAAGGACGAAAGCCGCGGGGTGCGCGGGTGGTCTGGCATGTTCGCGGCCTTCGACGTGGTGCTGCAGATCGAGCGCAGCGACGACTACCGCGCGGCCACCGTTGCGAAAATGAAGGACGGGCAGGGGGAGGGCGACGAGTTCCCGTTCACCCTGCACAGCGTCACCCTCGGCCAGGACGAGGATGGCGAAGACATCACGAGCTGCGTGCTTGCCCCCCGCGGGCAAGCCCTACCCATGGAGCAGCGCAAGAGGGCCCCGAAGGGCAACGTCGAGCGGCTGGTGCTACGTACCGCGGGGGTCATGCGTGACTTCCCGGCCGGGGTCACTACCCACCAGCTGATCGAGGCGGCGGTCAACGAACTGCCGGCGCCCGAGGGCAAACGAGATCGCAGGCGCGAAGTCGTGCTGCGCGCAATCGAGGCGCTGGTCGCCGACAACCATTTGTCGGTCACCGGCGGCTTTGTGTCCGTCGAACACGTTGAAAACAGCGGACATGGTAACTAAACGTATCCCACAACTGCCACAAGTGGTACCACAAGTGGCAACGGCAAGCGAGGCGCCACACCGGCGGCGGGGAGGGCCCTGGCCCGACCACCACACCCCCTCCGAAGGTCGGGGTTGTGGGAAGCCCCGCTGTGGCGCCGAGCCCGACCCCGGCGTGGCGGCGCTGGCGCTGGCCGAGGAGGCGAGGCCCGGCTGGGTGTTCCGGCCGGCGGCTGCCGGGGTCTGGGTGGCGGTGACGCCGTGGCCGGAGTACGGCGAGGGGGGTGCCCCGGCGTGGTCCGCGAAGGTCGTCCGCTTCGGCGGGGGTGTCAGCCGGCGGTACTGGCTGGTCTGGTCGGGGCGTTTGCGACGGTGGGTGAAGAACCACGAAGAGGGCCGACTGCGGCGCGACGCGTCGGCCGAGGAGCTGCGCGCCATCGACGGCTTCATGTGCGACACACTGGAGGGTGCGCGGTGCTGAGGGCAAACGCCGGCAGCTACGTGCGGGTGGAGGTGGCGTGCCTCGCCTGACCGCAGACCAGTGGGCTGCAGCGCGCATCCGCTGGGAGGCCGATCCTGGACTCACCTGCGACGCGCTGGGCAAGTCGCTGGGGGTGAGTGGCGAAGCCGTGCGCAAGCGCTGCAAGGCGGAGGGTTGGGCTCGCGCTCGATCCTTGGCCGACGTCTCTCGCCGCGCCCAGTTCAAGGCCGATGCCAAGTTGGCCGCCCAAGTTGGCCGCGAGGTTGGATCGCCAACCGAAAAAGCTGCGCGCGAACTCGCCGAGGACATCCGCGCCGACCTCATCGAGCGCCACCGCGCCGACTGGGCCGAGCACCGCCAGCACTTCAGGACTGCCGACATCGCCGCCGACTTCGATCTCGGCAAATCGGCCAAGATCAGCGCGGAGATGCTGGCCATCCGCCAGAAGGGCGAGCGCGCCGCCTACGGGCTGGATGAGGCCGCGACGACCCAGGCGCCGCCGGAACCAGAGTGGACAGTGCTCATCGGCCAGAGTGTGCAACTGGGGGTGGAGTCTTGAGCGCATTGCTGCATCCCGGCCAGGTGCGGGTGCTGCAGCATGCGCGGCGGTTCAACACGGTGGCCTGCGGCCGGCGCTGGGGCAAGACCACGCTCGGGCTGATGCTGGCCTGGTCGGGGCGCAAGACGGCGCTGCGCACGGGCTTCGATGTGGCCTGGGTGGCGCCGAGCTACAAGCTGATGGACGAGGCCTGGCGCTTGGCCAAGCGGCTGTATCGGCCCTTCATCGTGCGCACCGATGCCAACCTGCATCGGATGGAGCTTTCCACCGGCGCCGCGATGGACTTCTGGACGCTCGAGGACGAGGACGCTGGCCGCGGGCGTAAGTACGGGCTGATGGTTGTCGACGAGGCGGCGATGGCGCGCCACCTGGAATCCGCCTGGAACGCGGCACTGTCACCCACCCTGACCGACTACGCCGGCGGCGCCTGGTTCTTCAGCACGCCCAAGGGGCGCAACCACTTCTGGACGCTGTCGCAAGAGCCCGACCGCGACCCCCACTGGGCGCATCACCACGCGCCCAGCGCCGAGAACCCGCACCTGCCGGCCGCCGAGATCGAGCGCCAGCGCGCCAAGCTGCCCGAGCGCATCTTCGCCCAGGAGTACCTGGCGCAGTTCCTGGGGGACGGCGGCGGCGGCGTGTTCCGCCGCGTGACGGCTGCCGTCGACGCCGATTTGCCGATCGATCCGCACGAGGCGCGCGACGTGGGCGACGGGCGCGCCTACGTCATCGGCGTGGACTGGGGGCGGCATGAGGACTTCACGGTAATCGTCGTGATCGACGCCAGAGCCCGCGCCGTCGTCGCGGTGGACCGCTTCACCCAGATCGACTACGCGATCCAGCTCTCAAGGTTGCAGACCGTGCAGCAGCGGTTTCCGCGCGCGCCGATCCTGGCAGAGAGCAACAGCATGGGCGGCCCGTTGGTGGAGCAGCTGCAGCGCATGCGGCTGCCGGTGCGCGCGTTCCAGACCACGGCCGCCAGCAAGGCGCAGGCGGTGGAGGCGCTGGCGCTGGCGCTCGAGCAGGGTTCGATCCGCATCCCGCCGGTGCAGTGGCTGATCGACGAGCTGATGGCGTTCGACCAGGAGCGGCTGCCCTCGGGCTCCATGCGCTACGGCGCGCCGCGCGGCGGGCACGACGACGGGGTGATGGCTCTGGCCATCGCCTGGCATGGGGTGCAGCTCTCTGGCCGCGTGGCGGTGTCCACCCTCAACGCACCCGGACTGTGACGATGGGCGACTCAGACAAAGCAGCGCGCTGCAGCCTCCTCTGGCTGCTCTCCGAGATGGAACGCGAGGGCCTGCGCCGCAGCGGTCAGGAGCGACTGCTGGCGCTGCTCTTGCAACTCGTGGCAGAGGACAGCTGCGCGTTGCGGC